GGACAAAGTAAAGAAGATATTGAAGATGAACATATTGTGAACAGGAGTTTAGTAGAGAGTGATAAAAATATATGATGATTTCCTAGATGATGATCTGTATGTACGCATAGAATGTTGTATTTATGTCACACGTATGGTTTAGAAGATACATTCGACATAAATAACAGGATAACATCATAATTTTGTGATGATAAATTTTAAAAAAACTAATAAGGAGAACTTAATGAGATATTTTTTAAAAATGGGGATATTTGCTACAACACTACTGTTTGCAGCAAGCATCTTTTCTGTAAGTGCTGACGAAGCACCAAAAGCAGAAGAAGCACCAGAGGTGGCTGCGTTTGCAGTTTCATCTAATGTCACCCTCGCATCAGAGTATGTGTGGAGAGGAGTGACTCAATCCAATGAAGACCCAGCAATACAGGGTGGATTCGACATTTCACATTCATCAGGATTGTATATAGGAACATGGGCATCAAGTCTGGAATTTAATTCAGCCAAAACAGATGCTGCCAGCACAGAAATAGATATCTATGCTGGGTACAGAGGACAGCTTGCAGGATTAACCTANGATGTAGGNTATCTACGTTATATCTACGCAGAGCAGAACGAAGACAATTCTGCTGACTATGGATTTGGCGAGATTTATGCATCTGTAACAAAATCACTAGACAGTCTACCATTATCACCATTAGTACAGGTTGGCGTTAACGTCAGTCCAGACTATTATGGTGAAGATGGACTTGGTGTATACGTTTACAAAAGCGTATCAGCAGGACTTCCTTTTGGTATCATAGGAAATTTGACTACTGGTTATCAAGATGTCGAAGGTGACAAAACAACAGCTGCCGGATATGACTACTGGCATTACAGCATAGGTGCTTCAAAAAGTATTGGAAACCTTACAGGTAGTGTTACATGGCATGACGTTGGAACTGATGACTACTGTACATCAGACAAAAACTGTGAAGCAGTGGTATTTGCTATCTCTGCAACATTCTAAATTTAGACTGAAAAGACTAAATATGGTCTAAAACGACTGAAAAATGGGGAATCTTTACGGATTCCCCATTTTTATTTTCAAATCCTCAATAAAATCAACGACTTAGGTGCTACGATAACCCTTGACAAACCTTGCCACAGACCTTATAATGGTTATATAAGATGAAAAAAGAGGTAAATCCTTGAATCAAGTGACCACGATTGGTGGAACTAAAAAACAGCGTAAACTTGCAGAAGATATTGTATGGTATTGTATCTCTGAGTTGATGCCAAGACATTCGACTCTTGATATAGAAGTCCTATTGACCAAATGTCTAGATGAAGAGGGTGCGTATGGGTTCTGCATTTCGGGAGCAACTAATCGTGAGTTTACAATTGAAGTTGACAAACGACTACCTAAGTTTAAAAATGGTAATCCAAACGCATCTGGGCTCGATATGTTTTGTAAAACAATTTGTCACGAAATGGTTCACGTTTGGCAGACCGCCACAGGTCGTATGATAGATCGTGTATATCCAGCGAAACTTGGTTCTCGCAAATTGTGGAAAACTAAAGATGGCTCTTATCGTGACTATACCCACACTTCATGGTCAAAACAGCCTTGGGAACGACAAGCAATAAGAATGGAGAAAACCTTGCTCGCAGGATTTCTTAATCATGAAAAATAACTGGACAAACATAAAATATACTGACATGAAAAATGTCGTGAGAACAGGTTATTTGTGTACTAGAATTATAGATGAAGATGCAGATTACGGATTGAGCTCAGAAACAAAGATTGGGTCAATCATTCCCTCATTATCTCTTCATATATCTAATGAAGGCGATGGTATGAGGTATTGTGCTACCAGAAGGACGGACGATACCATGAGAAACACTCACAATATATACTTTAAGAAACTATCTGAAGCAATGATATGGATAGAAGACTATGAAGAACAAGAGTCTTGACAAATGATGCTGAGTTTGTTATTATAGACGCAATGATAAAAAGGTTATTATGAACTTCTACACAAATGTAATTCAATACGGCAACTTTCTTTTGGTGCGTGAGGTCAAGAATGGCGAACGCAACCTAAACAAGCGTGTCAAATACTTGCCTACGTTGTATGCTCCTGTAAGGGAAAAGACATCATATAAAACACTAGACGGTCAATACGTCACAGACATAAAATTTGACACCATCAAAGAAGCTAAAGAACATGTTGAGGCTTATAAGTCACAACCAGAGCTTATCTACGGTAACACTTTACATCCATACAGCTATATCGCAGACCAATACAAAGGTCGTGTAGAGTTTGATATGGATCAACTGATGATGGCAACTATCGATATTGAGGTCAAATCAGAGAATGGATTCCCTTCGCCGACTATTGCGAAAGAAGAACTGATATCCATCACCATCAAGAACCACCAATCCAAGAAGATTGTGGTATGGGGTGTAGGTGACTTCGTAACAGATCGTGATGATGTTTCATATGTCAAGTGTGAGAGTGAGGTGCATCTACTCAAAGAGTTTATTGTATTTTGGGAACGACACTATCCTGATATCATCACAGGCTGGAACACAGAGTTCTTTGATATACCTTACATATGCAATCGAATCATTAACCTGTTTGGCGAGGATGAACTAAAACGATTATCGCCTTGGGGTTCAGTACGAGAGAAGTCTGTCTATAAGATGGGAAGAACACAACAATCATATGATATTGCAGGGATCGCATCGCTCGACTTTATGGCACTATATCGTAAGTTCACATACACAGCACAAGAATCCTATGCTCTTAATCATATCGCAACTGTTGAACTTGGTGAACAAAAGGACGGCAATCCCTTTGAGACATTCAGTGAATGGTATCAGAAAGATTGGCAGTCGTTCATTGAGTATAACATACAGGACGTTGAGATTGTTGACAAGCTAGAGGACAAGATGCGTCTGGTCGAACTGTGTCTCACTATGGCATACGATGCTAAGGTTAACTATATCGATGTGCTGGGTTCGGTTAAGTATTGGGACATTCTTATCTACAACTATCTGCGTGAAAGAAACATTGTCATACCGCAAAAGGTGGCACATGAAAAATCAGAGAAGTTCGAAGGTGCGTATGTCAAAGACCCTCAAGTGGGTATGCACAAATGGGTGATGTCGTTTGACTTGAACTCACTGTATCCCCATCTAATCATGCAGTACAACATATCACCAGAGACATTGATTCCCAGCAAACCAGAGACAGGGCTGGTAGATAAGATGCTCGAAGGCAAAGCACAGAATAACACTGAACACTGTATGACCCCTAATGGTGCGTTCTTTCGTAAAGACAAACGTGGGTTTCTTCCAGAACTAATGGAAACCATGTACAATGACCGTACCAAGTACAAGAAACTTATGTTGCAAGCGTCACAAGAGTATGAGAACACCAAAGACCCTAAGTTGTTGAAGGACATATCCAAGTACAACAACATTCAGATGGCAAAGAAGATATCTCTTAACTCAGCTTATGGTGCGATTGGTAATAACTACTTTCGATACTATGACCTTATGATTGCATCTGCAATCACTACATCAGGACAACTATCTATTCGATGGATTGAGAAGTCTCTCAACATCTATCTTAATAAACTATTGGAGACAAAAAATGAAGACTATGTTATTGCTTCGGATACAGATTCGGTATACATCACTTTTGACCGATTGGTTGATAAACTGTTTGGAGAGGGAAAAGAGACTAGCACCATTGTCAACTTCTTGGATAAGATTGCAAACGAGAAGCTGGAACCATTTATTGAAAACAGTTATAACGCTCTTGCTAAGGTAACGAACGCATACGAACAAAAGATGGTCATGGCGAGAGAGGTCATTGCAGACAAGGGTATCTGGACTGCAAAGAAACGATACATTCTCAATGTCCACGATAGTGAGGGGGTACGATACAACGAACCCAAGCTCAAGATCATGGGTATCGAAGCAGTCAAATCATCTACGCCAAAGGTGTGTCGTAACAAGATTAAAGAAGCACTCAAGATCATAATAAACGAAGATTCTGATGTGCTAAATACATTCATACAAGACTTTCGTGAAGAGTTTATGCGCCTAGACCCAGAGGAGATTGCCTACCCACGTTCAGTGAATGGGTTAGATAAGTTCTCATCATCAAACGGTATGTTCGCTAAGGGCGCTCCTATACACTGTAAGGGTGCAATACTATACAACCACCTACTCAAACAGAAGAAACTAACGAACAAGTATCCTCTGATACAAGAGGGTGATAAGATTAAGTTTGTGCATCTGCGTCAGCCTAACGTGTATACCTCAAGTGCATTTTCTTTTATCACTTTCTTTCCAAAGGAACTTGACTTAAAGGACAGAATAGACTATGATACACAATTCACTAAATCATTTGTCGAACCATTGAAGTTTATCTCAGAGAAGATAGGTTGGTGGATAGACGATAGTTATGGGACACAAGGAACTTTGGATGGATTTTTTTAAATGAGTAAAACAGATATAGATTCAGAACTGTATGAATTACTAAAAAGTTGTGCAGACGAAAATAAATTGCCTATTATGAACAATTCCTTGTTTATTTCTACGACAGAAAAATATGGTAAAGAGTTGTTTCGTTCTACTCTTGCAGAATATATCACAAGAGAGAAGCCACCATATCCACTTAAACAATTTAATGAACAAAAGGTTATTGACAAATTTCGTAAACTGGAGAAAGCTCCATTTACTGATTACATCTATATTCCCACAAAAGGTGTTATTGAAAAATATGATGACTACAAGTATCCTTACAAAGACTATGGACTAGGTTTTATTGACGGCCCATCTGTATTCAACTATTGTGCAGATTCATTTATGAAT